CGGAGCATTAGTGTAGCGGTTAACACGTCGCCCTGTCACGGCGAAGACCACGGGTTCGATTCCCGTATGCTCCGCCACGTGGTCCCTTCGTCTATCGGTTAGGACACATGGTTTTCATCCATGAAAGAGGGGTTCGATTCCCCTAGGGACCGCCAACCGTGCCCGTAGTTCAGTTGGATAGAATACGAGTTTCCTAAACTTGGGGTCGCAGGTTCGAATCCTGCCGGGCACACCAAACCTACCATTAAATATTGGCATGGGCATCAGATATCACCTCAGCAATGGTTGTAGTTTCAGCACTAAAAAGACTTACATGAGTGTGCATCAGAAACTAGGCGAGAAGTTGGCACTGGAACCAACCATCATGTTGGCAAAGGGTGGCCGAGGTAATGACAGGATAGTCACAACGACCATGCACTGGTTCTATAAAAATCCAGAAAGGTTCAAGGACACATTTGTGTCTATAGGTTGGTCATCGTCACATAGATGGGACTACATAAATGGTCCAACACCCACGGAGAAGGTCCCCGGCATCAAAGGGGCAGTTAGGGATTTCTCATATCAGTGGGCCAGTTGGCGTACCTGGGAACAGGACTGGATATCCCGAGATCCCGATGTCGACATAGACTACACAGCAACATTCAAGATGTACACCAACATACTTGCTCTGCAACACTTTTTCAAATACCATGACATACCGTATCTGATGTATTGGGCACTGAGTAATGACCTACAGCAGGATGGCGACTTGATACATCTCAAGGACGCGGTGGATAGAAAACACTTCTACAACTTCGAGGAATCAGAGCACGTCAAGGAGAACATCAAAAGATACAATGCTATGAAACTGTCAAAGGAACCTATCACTATTCCCAACGAAGGTTATGTGCAATCACACTATGAGTACGTTGTGGTAAACAACATGAAAAAATCTCACAACGATGCTCACCCAAACCAACAAGGACATCACAAGTGGGCGGAACTGCTGTATCGTCATGTGCGTGATAACAAGATACTTTAGAAATGAAAAAATTCTATTCGGTAAGGATCAAGCACCACAAGGAGAACATACCACCTAAGTTGGCAGAGCAGATGTTGTTGGATGAATCCAAAATGATCGATTACCTCTGGAGGAATAAAGCATTGGAGTTCAAATATCCAAAAGGCAAGAATAGATTAGACGTCTACGCTGACGAGAAATATCTCATGATGGCCAAGATGAAATACCCAAGCATATTTGGTCACAAAGGTAGGATGGGGTTTCTTGAACTTTACATATCACATGCGATAAACAAGAAATTAGAATTAGCAAAAGGATCAACCTAATGAAATTTGGACAGTATTCAGACACTGAACTACCACCGGGCAACTATAGATGTCCCAGTTGGGATCCTATGCCCGACGGCAAGAAGAACGTCGTGGTGCTGGGTTGCTCCCACACGTATGGAGTCGGACATGACGACGACAGTCACTGGGTGGCGCACTTGTCTAGGCACAACACAGATCGTTTGAGATATTGGAACCTGGGCCAACCGGGCGCCAGTGGAGACAAGGTGGTCAGGATATTGTATGGCTCACAGAAAGTTATACACCCCAGCATAGTGATAGTGTGTTGGCCATTCTGGAGCAGGAGAGAGCGATTAGGCAGAGAACCGCAGGATGTCATTAGTTACGACACTGTGCTTAAGGACGAGGATGAGCACACAGACAAAAACAACTTCCTGAAAAACGTTTTCTTGGTTGAAAAATTTGCTGAGCACAACGATTGCAAGACGTTCCATTGCTTCGCCCAAGACTCATACCACGAACACATTCCACAACTCAATGTGTTAGATACCTACACAATAGAGAACTGCTGGCCCTACTGGGATAAGTTTGAACAGCGACAGCAGTATAAAGATCCTGATCTGGCCAGTGACGGCGAACACTATGGAGCGAACCACCACAAGCGTTTCGCGGAACTGTTCATATCTCGATTTAAAAATAAACTGAAGTAATCCTATATAAGGGGTCGTGCCTTGACAACACCGCCCGGCAACCAGGTCTGGCCCAGCCTCGATCTTGTGCACCTGTCCAACATTTCCTTGAATCGTGGGTCTTCTAACGGTGGTAGTTTAGATTTGAAATCTGGTAGCACTCCCCAGTCCTCGATCAGCGAGAAGTTCACCCTGTCTGCGCCATAGCGTTCACCCAAGGCCAACATGTCATCCATCTCATGGTGGTTATCCTTCTGAACCACGAAGTACAGTATGAACTTGAAGCCGTGTTTCTGTTTGGCCTCCGCAATGCTTTGGAGGTTATCGTTGACTTTGTCCCAACGACCACCCAGTCGCAGTTTCTCATAGGTGGCCTTGCTGGCGCCGTCTATGCTGACTCCCAATTCGTTCAGATTCCTCATCACGTAGGGAACACGTGTGTGGAACTCTCGGAACATCAGTGCGTTGGTCAGGATGGAATATTTTATGTTGTCACGCTCGGGCGTCTGGTCCATGAAGTATCTGTACACGTGCGATGCGAATGGATCCCCGTCGGATCCTATGTGCACCTGTATGGATCCCTCATGGGTCTGTAGCCATTCGTTTATCCTGTCCGCCAGCCTTATGCCCAGGTTGTATGCGGAGCCCTCTTTGTGGAATATAAGGTTCTTCCTACAACTAGGGCATCGCAGATTGCAACTGTCGTCTATTGCCAATCGCAGATGTTTTATGCCTCCCGCGGGAGAATCGAACGAATTGGTCTTGATGTAGGTGCACTGTTTGTTGTTGCAGTATCTGTATGTCCCGTCTTTTATTGATTCCTGCAGGTGTCTGTGCATGTTGGATCCTATGATCTCTGACAGGGTTTTTACCTGCAGGTTGCCTATGCTCTGTGGCAACCACGCGGTGCACTCACAGGCGTAGCACGAACCCTGCTTGTCTATAAGCACAGTGTCGTAGGGCCTGCCACATATGCTCTTGATGCCGAGGTCCTTGTTGGTGTCTATGCCGTAGTGTTCAAATAGTCGTTTGTTTATCATCTGTTGGGATCAGTCAACATGTCAAGAGTCAGCACCACATTCTCGGGTATAGTGCTGTTTGGTTTTTGGGAGTTGTTTTTTTTCTTTCTGCGCCTTCGCTCCTCACGTTCCTGTTGCTTTCGCATTTTCTTGTCACCTCTGGTGCTTTTGTAATCATAGTGTATGCCCATTGTGTAACTCCCATTGTTACTGTAATTATCGTTCAGGTCAGGCCTGCTTTACGCTTTTTAACGCTTCGCGTTATTTTCTAAAAAACGCTTTTTTGGTAATTTACGCTTTCGCTACTGATTGAGGTATCTGCTATGTTCTGCATATATTGACTGTGTTCTAGCGTCGGTCCAATTAAACTTTGCTCTACTGCAGGTGTTACACATCATGTTTGTTTTGGATTCTGTGTACTCGTTACTGAATATTTCCTTATGATATGCTACAAGATTCTTCCAAGCACCCTTTATCCCTATATCAAATACATTACCGAAGTTTGTTTTCCCTGTGGCGTCATCACAACATAGGACAGCCTGCCCGTCAACAAGAACTTCTAGCGTCCTTAATATCTTGCCGTTGACCATGGAACAGCCTTGTACAAATTGCTTTTCAGAAATGGGAAAGTCAAATTCGTCTGTCTTAAGACCGTTCCACTCAACTCTGCTTTCTAACCAGTCCGCTTTCTTCTTTACCTTTCCTAAAGTAAGTTTTTGTATTTGTTCAACTACCGGTCCGTAGTGTTCTATAGTTGGACGTTGTATTTTATGTTTGACACCTATAATCATTTTTCTGCTTACTTGAGGATAGTTTTCTTTTATAAATTTTAATCTTTCTTTTGTGACGTCCCAGTCAATGTCCATCCATTCTTTTATTTCTTCTTTGTTGAAACCTATTATTGAAATGTTTATTTTGTTTACACTATTGATGTACCGTTCTATTATTTTGCATTTTCGTTCTGTAAAACTTACCGCGTTTGTTGTAATGTTCACTTTAAGATTATACCTTTGACACAAATCAAAAACCAGTTCCATGTATGGGTTGACTAACGGGTCAGAATAACGCCATGGTTTGACAACTGTATATTTTGGATTTATATTATGTTCTTTTATACCATCTGCAAAATCATGTATGAGTGTTCTCACCTGGTCTTCAGACATCCTTTTTCCCCTGTACTCCTTATCCTTTTCTAGGTATGTGTATGGACAGCAGAAGCATCTTGCGTTACAAAGGTTAATTGGTTCGAACGCTAGTTCTATTGGGGTTGGCATAGTAAGATTGGGCATATACCCATATTTACAGGAATTTTTCTAATCTAAATCCCTTGGAATCGTAGCACTCCACATAGTCCGAATTGTTGGAGTGTCTTATAGTTCCCTGTCCCCATACAACGTCATGGTCGCTGTATGCAAATGCTTTTTTTATGGTGACGTCTATGTATTCTCCGTTGCCAACTCCTAGAGTAAGGAATGTAACGTATCTTCCTTTGTCACCTCGAAACACTCGTCCGTTTGCTATCATTCCGGCAAACTCGACCTTGTCGAGATATAATTCTTTTACATACATGCCAGGCATAAAATCATTCTGGCTCCACCATCCATACTTCCTGTATTGGAACTGTGGTGTGTCCCATCTATCTGATTTGCTAGGTGTAACGACTTCTATACCCACACGCTTGGCTTCTGTTCTGTAGACCCAACGTTTATATGAACCTTGACAGTGTTTCAAACAGGATCTCCAAAATTTTTCTTTGTTGTGTGCTTTCTGATAGGCCAATGCCCATATCAGTCTCCCTAAATTTACAGCGTGAGCTCTACACAAACCGAAACCGGATAAAGATTGTAGCATTGCGATTATCTCATCTTTGCGTGGATGATTACCCAACCTAGTTATGAATTCCATTATCTTTTCTTCATTCTTTTTCGCAAATGCTCTACGGTACATGTCTGCCTCGTACTTGTCTATGTCTAGTACTTCTGATATCCGATCTATGGCATCGTCCTCGTACACTATCGTATCACTCATACGTTCCTTACTCCAGTCATGAAACATGGTTGCCTTCTTCCTCCCTGATATAGCAACAGGTCTTATCAGTGCAGTTGCGAATACACAGTCTTTCCTACTCTTTGGTTGTATTGCCCTGAACAATCTCCTCATGGCCGGACTCTCGGCCTGTGTGACCCCTAACACGTCTCCTCGACACAAAAGGTCCGAGGTAGCGGCATCTTCCTCTGGGTAGTCTGTCAGTTTCATAGTAGGTTCTATTTCTATGAGTTGTGATAAACCACGATTGGCTAAAATATCCACTTTTAGATGTTCTAGGTCCTCCACTTCGTTCTTGTCTAGTAGTATTTGATTCTCTGCCGTGAACAGGCTTTTTGGTAGTTGTCTTTGAAACATCAGTATTCCTCCGCAGTGTTTTGATATGCATCTTTTCTTACCTTTCAATTTATTTTCGATTCTTTTGGCTTCCTTGGTGTCTATACCCAAAGAATCATATGTGAACCTGCGGGGTAGGTTACCCTTTACACCCAAACGTTTGGCCGCTTCTCGCCTTGCTGACTTATCTTGATAGAGCACGTAGTTAGATATTCTAGCACTGCGTCCCGGCCATCGTTTGAATATTCTCTGCATAACCTCGTTCTGTTTGTGATGGGGGAAATCAATATCAACATCAGGGAGGTCGTCTCTGTTTGGATTGAGAAACCGTGCAACCGGTATATCCCACTCCACAGGATCTACATCTGTTATGCCAAGTAGATAGCAGACAAGTGATGAACCCGCACTGCCACGAGTCATATGAGGTATGTCTCTGGTTATTGCAAGTATGTCACATATTTGGATGAAGTAGTCTACGAAACGTAGTCGAAGGATGATTTGAGTTTCCTCAGCGAGCCTTTGCGTGTATTCTTCTGTGCCTGGGCATTGCCTAATGAATCTATCGTACAGCCTTGTTATGTCGTTTAGTTCTTTGTCTTTTTTCATTGCCTGTGTTTGCCTGTTATTGCCTTGAGCAGATATATTTATCTACGCATATTATTATGCTGTGAGATTTTGGCGTAATTTACTTTTTGGAATTGTAATATCTCTCTTGTCACAAACGGCACTGATTGCACACGGATCACAGATAGGAGTTCTTGATTTGCAAACTTTCTTTGCATGTGTAATCAACCACATGTGGGCACCGTACTTGTACTTGCCAGGTGTCGTGTTGTTGACTGTGATGGAAGCCTTACCTTCGTCGAGACTGTCTGCCCAACCCAATCGCCATAACATTCTAAAGACGTGAGTGTCAACGGCTATGTGTGGTTCTCCGAATACAAAACGCATCACAATGTCAGAACTTTTACGGCCAACACCAGGAAGTGTCATTAATTCTTTTTGGGTATTAGGAACAATACCATTAAATTTTTCTATAAGGATTTTACTAGTCGCAAGAATATTTTTACTCTTTGCATTGAACAGTCCTGCGGGTTTTATTGCTTCTATAATTTCTTCTCGTGTTAACTTTATCATCTCTTCGGGGGTGTCTGCCAATGAAAAAAGTTGCCTACATGCTATTGCTGTTCTTTTATCTTGACTCTGTGCAGAAAGCATTACCCCTATCAAACTTGTGTAGGCTTTGGAATAAATTTTTGCTTTAGGTTTTTTATTTGAATAGTGCGGATAAAGAGAACTTAACTTCTCATATATGTATTGAATATCATTATTGTTCTTCATCTGAGTGCAGTTCGTTAAGAAGTTGTCTCAGTTTACCACCTTCTACAGTGGCCTTGACTTTACCTATTGTGTCACCCTTACGTGGATCCGGCACGTCGTTTCGTGCATCCTTTGGTGTGCCATCTGATGCAGACACCTTAGAAGTTTGTTTTAGAGAATCGTATATCGTGCTTCTCTGTTTGTCAAACTGTTTGTACTCTGGGTCGTCGGCCAAATCCCTTATTCTTAGACTGTCGACATCAAACTCTAAGTCCACTTTTTGTCCAACACCAGAACTAGATCTTGTCTTCATGAACTGTATTTGATATCTTCCACGTTCCTTCATTGCTCTACTTGTGAATATACCTATGACATTATCTGCAGTCTGTATCTTGGACAGTCCGCCCGAAATGTGAGAGTGATCAAACTCTATCTCTTCAACACTCGCTCTATTCAACTGTGATGCTGTCGCCAGTATACATTGTTTTTCCACAACCAAGTTTCGCAACTCTTCTGATACATACTTGTCTTTTATGAACAAGTCTGCAGGAGAGATCCTTTTGCTCTTGGGCATCATCAAGTCCAGATAGTCTATCAATATACAATCTATTTTCTTTTTGTTCTTCAGTTCTAATTCTTTTAGATATGTTCTGATGTCCAAAACAGTACTGCCGCTTGGTAGATATTTGATCTGCAAAGTTCCGGACTTCTTGGCCAACATCTTAACTTTCATTTCCACATTGTCTATTTCTGGAAAAACCTTACGTGTTGGAATGTTGGTCATCATGGCATCCAATCTCATAGCAGTAAGTTGTTCGCTCAATTCAAATGATATATAACAAACGTTCAGGCCAACCTGTGCCCAATTTACTGCAAGATTCTGCAAGAACAAACTCTTACCTGCGCCTGATCCACCTGCAAAGATGTTTAGTTCTCCTCGGTTAAATCCACCAAACAGTTTCTTGTCTAAATTGGTCCAGCCAGTGCTGACCTGTCCGTTGTTCGCTTTGAGTGCCTCTAGTCTTCCCTTTGGATCCTCAAAGTAGTCTGTACCAAGATCACGTGTCAGTCCTACATTCACCGCATCTTTGACCATGTCCTCTACCGGAGCATAGTCTCCTTTTTCTAAAAGGTCTGCTGATTGTAATATCGCACTTTCTAGTGCCTTGTGTCTTGAAAACGTTTCAAATTCGTCTAGTAGCCAGTTGAAATGACTTGGGTCTAGGTCTTTTGCTGACTTTAGTTTGATATCAAATTTTGCATTTACTTGCTCGACTTCAGGCATGACCTTATACTCGTCCATGTAGTCTTTTATGAACTTTGCGATAGGTTGTAGTTTCCTGTCAAACGATTCTGGTTTGAATATGTTCTGTGCCCTGGCAAACGATTCTGCATCTGCTAGTAGCATCTCCATATAAAGTTTTTGTACATCAAATGTATATTCAGCCATCCAATTCCTCTTTGTCTTGGTTCAAAAACATCACAAGTGCTTTCTTTTTATCAAGTTTATTCTTTTTAAAATTATCGCTGGCATGTAATAATTTTCTGTGCCAGCAAATAAGTGAACCACGTTTCCACTTGTAACTTGACAGTAATGAAACCCTTTGTAACTTTTTATCATTGCAATGGTCCAATATGGCAAGTGTCTGAGTATCCAATTTGTTTTCACTTTCAGGTAATTGAAATATTTCCTCTCTATTCTTTGCTTCTTCGTTGAAGACCACAGTGTGGGTGTCTTTGCCGTCGTATTCAAGTGGTATAAGACACGCATAGTATGGATGGGTGTCTCCCTTGTTAAAATCAGTGTGTATGTCCCATGGTTTTGTTTCTTCGAGTATCATACAGTCTTTCACATTAAACTCACCAAAAATATTTTTAAGTTTTTCGTCTACAATCTTTTTTATGAGAGAATAGTTGAATCCGCTAGTGAAGGTTTGTTTTTCTGCATTATTCATCTGCTTAGGTATTGTGTTGCTTATGATATCGATGTGCATAAGTTCTTTTTCACTTAAGAAGTTTTCTATCGTAAATGCTTTTTGCGGACTATCCATACATTTTTCTTTTTAAATCAATTTTCAGTTTACTAGATTCTGTTGTTTTCAATATCGATTGTATAGTAAACAGTCTCCCATATTTTAACACAGCCTCAGCCACATCTCCAACCGTTTTATCCCATTCAGGAAAAGCAACGCACCATCCGAACTCTATTGCTTGGTTGATAAGTTTTTCTCCCGGAGCATCTCTATCCGGCACTACAATTACCTTTCTACCAAGTCCGTCTATCAATTCTCTTTGGGTAGCGTTTATTTCACTACCAAGTATGCTCACACCAGACACTGCTATGGCATCAAATGGACCTTCGGTGACTATCACAAATTTCCTTGTCCAATCCTGTGCGTCCATATTAAACACATATCCGGGTTGTACGTCTGTATAGTATTTTACTTTGTCTGATGATTCAAATATTCTTCCGGTGAATCCAACGACATCACCCCTCCAGTAAAAAGGTATAAGCAATCTTTTGTTAACGTCCCAATGTTGTTCTGGTGAATACATAAAGTCATACCACTCAGGTCCAATACCCCTACTTTCTAGATATTTCAGAACTGCATCTATTTTTTTCCATTGTGGTTCAGTCAAATCTTTTGCTACATATTTTTCTAGCCACACGTCCAGTTTGTGTGAGTTCTTGGGTAGTGTTTTATTTTTAAATGTTACAAATTTTTTCTTTTCATATTTTATATCACCCTCTTCTTCACGCATGGCCTCTATTGCCAATTTACGTATTGTGTCGTCGGGTATCCCAATGTAACCCATGAACTGTCTCATCTTGTACGTTAGTTTCCTTCCAATAACATAACTTGCTTTAAACCCACAGTTAAAACAATGATAACTTACAGTGCCGTCAGCACTGGTCATTATACCGCCACGTTTCTTTTTGTCTGCTGTCTCTCCGTTGTGTACGCAACAAGGTGCGTTAAATGATATCCATCCACTAGGAGTTTTTTTCCTAGCCGTTGGAAGGCTCGTCAGAATAGTAGATTGGATCAGGTTCATACTCTATATTTTACTGTCTATAAAGGATTTTGTCAATACGGCCTGTGGTATCTGCAGTTCTGTCTGCTTTAAATCTCACATTTTGGTAAACACCAGTGAAGTTCAAAGTCGAAACACTAGATGCACTTGACAACGTAGAACTGGTAATATCGAAGTAATCATCATCACTAGATGGATCGGTTTCCATTGTACCTTGTACCGTAACAGTGCCTGAAAAGTTTTTAGGGTAAATTGCAATGGTATGTAGTGCAGTATTGTTATTAATTCCTGGTCTACCAGATATTGCACCTGAAGTGAACACATCACCAGACAGTGTAAATGCTGAGATCGAGGTACTGTCAACGAATTGTGCATAAGCGCCGTCTAACACTTCTATTGTGCCAGCGGCCACATATCCTGTATCTGAATAAGTCACTTGTGGATTGTTCGCGTCTGTTACATCACTCACAGAAAAGTTATAGAATTTTGCATCAAGTTGGAGCAAGTCCCCGTCTGTGATTGTGCAATTTGCAGTCCCTCTCAAACTAATTGTGGATCCATCATCTAGTATCGTAAGACTTTTTGTTAGTGCATTTTTCTTGGACTCTGTGTCAACAACATTTAGGGTGTATTTTTTGCTAGATATGTCCTGTGGCTTTTGATCTTCATTCTTGAACGTGAATGAGACAGGATTTGATACCCCTCTATGTAATGTTAGACGCCTATCGTACACTTTTGAGTTCCTTCCGTGATAACCGGAAATATAACCAATTACCAACTGGTTTAGTAAATACCTTTGTATTGTTTGCATAGTACATATTTAACAATATTTATGGATAGAGAATGAACGAAATTTTTAACACACTCAGGGACAAGTTCCCCTTTTTAAGCCTAATTAGAAAGGGTGATATGGAGTTTGTGGGCATTATACAAAATGAAGATGCCAATGTGATCAGTTTTTATGATTACGGAAGACTGATGCTACCTCAAGATAAGATGAGATATCTTAAATGCGGTGAAACTTGGTGGCACGAGTCTAATAGAAAATTGCCAATTAATATTTTTCTCAAAGGTGAGTTCAGATATTTTAGGTCAACATTGGTTACTTTAAATTCAAAGGATGTTGAAATCGTTCACGGACCCACAGTGAAACTTTCAGAAATTTCGAAGAAACGGGTGAAAAGGAAGACTATCCAATTAGTTAGACGACCTATCTAGTCTTCTTTTTTTCAGGAAGTATAGCACCTGTTGTAAGATAGTGTAATGTTAAAGGACTATCCGGCTTATAACTGCCATACTCTGAACGTTTTGAAGATTTGGATTTTCTAGTGCGTCTTTTGATGATTTTCTTTTTACTTTTTTGATGGTGCATCAAAACTATATTTAGCTCTGCTCAGCAAATTCATCTGCACAACTATTGCCTGTGCATATGCAACTGCATGTGACTTCTTAAAGAAATAACTTCCATCAGTTGGTTTTACCCACACTTCTTTCATTATGTCCACCCAATTCTTGTACATCAGTCCTCTTTTTGCCGGACGTATTATTGCCAATACAGCCGCAAGTTGTTCTATGTTTTTTGGTTCGAGACTCGAAACTATCTTGAAATGTCCGTTGAGGTGGAATAAGTTTTCTACAACCTTTGGGTCTTTCAGCATGTCCCAGTCCGGCTCTTGTATCATCAGTTCAACAAGTTCCTGTTCTGATTTAACGTCTTTGTAGATGTTGACGTTCAACATGTCTATCTTGAAATATCCTCTGTCCTCTGCGTTCTTGTAATCCAGTGAAGCGTGTCCGGTCACAGGATGTTCTGGAACAGCATGGAAGTATACACCAGTCTTGTGCTTTTCCGTTTTTCCCTCTTTTATCATTGTGGCAGGAGTGTGTTTGAATAGTTTTAATACTCCGTCCCTATCGAAAAAGTCTATGTCTACATCAGGCATTAGTGAATGCTTCCTTTCTCTTGTTGTCTGTGTTTTATAAACTTATCTTTGGCTCCAGGTTGCAAGACGTCTAGCACATCTAACAACTTTCTGTATCCTTCTGTGTTTACAATTTCTTCTGTCATCTTTGGCATTATTACTCTACCTATTGAGCCATCTTGTTTTATTATGATCGCACAGTCACCATCGTCAAACTCTAATGTGTCTGCTATTTCCAAATCTATCTTAGACAATCTTGGCCTCCTTTGCCGTGTCCTGTACCAGCATATGATCCGCGGGATAACTTTTCAATTTGCTTGGCCAGAAACTTGGGTTTATAAATCTTTCTATCATTTGTAATTGTTCGTCGTTAAATGATTTTAACATCCTTTTGCCTGCGTTGCAACCTAGCAACAACCAAGGACTTATCTTGCCTTGCTGGATGTGTTGCACGGCCCTGTTCGTATTCACTAATCGAAAGTAATCTGACCACTGTGCGTTCTGCTCGTTGGCCCAGTCCATCATTGTTGTAATACTTCTCTGAAGTGCGGCTTCCACAGGTTCAGATTTGAGTGCTTCTATCAAGTAAGTTTCGTATAAGTCATCTCTTGCCCAGTGGTCTAGTTTGATCTTTGATTTAAGAACAAAGTCTATATACTTCTCTGGATATAAAGGATTTATATGCATTATGAATCTACCAAATTTAACAAACGCATTGTAGTAAGGACTTTTGACAAAGTCTTCATAGGTTTTAAGTTTTGCGTTGTGTTGATGGATCTGATAAAATCTTTGAAACACCATGAATGCATTAACCACCCATTTTTCATCCCTCTGTAGGAATCTTCTTTTAGGCTCACACATATGTACCTGGAGTGTTCTTTCTTTGGTGAATTCTTTACCACAGTATGAACATTTATATTTTGATGCCATGTGCTTCTAATAACTCCTCTAGTTCTCTGTCAGTTATAATTTTGTCCAATGTTTCGAGATCTGATTCCTTCCAGTTTGGATAAATTTGTTGTAGTTGTTTTAAACTTTTATTTGGAATCCTTTTCATTGGTTTTATCCATGGATGGAACTGTGGTTTAAGTGCACCACACATGGCTGTTAGTATCCAACATAATTTTTTGTGTTTGCCAGATAGTGTAAACAAATTTTTATTAACACATTCGTTGACCATTTCCACGTAGTGTTCAACATAGAATGGATCCTTTGACGACACACTTGATGCGTATCGCATCAGCATAAATGGTGAATATAGCGATCTCTCATGATCGTCTATTCTGTCAAAGTAGTCTTTATTCCTAAAGTCTACTGCCTTAAGTCCATTGCGAAGTTCGAAAAACTTCCTCTTGCTTTTCTCTGTCATATTTTAATCCAAACATTGTACACTCTTTTGCGTTGGAAAAATAGAGTGTAAGTTTATCTTTTTTCATTTTAATTTCCGTAAATTTAATTTTTTCTTTTCTAGTCCAAGCAAAGAAAGAGTGTGGCCATTCTCGATTAGTCCAAATGAATGCACCCGATACTTTGATAATCGGTGCTTCTATTGTTAGGTGCTTTCTACCAGACCGAGCCATAATCTATCTGTTCGCATTGTCTTGAAATGTCCTTCACGAAATATGCACAAACCGGTTTCGGACCTCCTGATAGGGGGACAGCCAACATCTGTCCCGACTTAATTTTAGGAAAGTACCATTTTACTTCTGTGTATATGTCGACAATGTCTATGGGCATAAAATCAGGTTTGGAACTTGAAAGAGGGTTAAATGTGAAAGCATCAAATCCTCTGTCGTTCAAACTTGTAATTGGTAAAACGTGCATTTCTGACTGGCCCGCCTCACCTATAAGCATTTTCCAATCAAGAGGCATCTTTAACTTGTATTTGCCGATTTCAAGCACCGCCGCAGGTGCGTTAAAACTTTCTAAGAAAATTAATGGAATGTAAAAGAAATCAGGATTAGCAGGGTCTGAGTTATCCAACACTGCAAATCTTAATTTTTCGTCCACCCACTCGGGTATCTTTTCTAGTCTATATGTTCTGTTATCTAGTGTAAGGATTTTCATAATCTATTTTTTCTATATTATACGGGTAATTTGCTTCTTTGTAAAATTTTTTTCTTGCACCTAGATGCCTTTTTGCAAATTTACAAGAACTGGTAATGTCCCAAATCTGCACATTGTCTTTGTCTTCTGCCTTACGAATACCTCGTCCTATACTCTGTATTACTCTTACGAAAGATTTCCCAGGTTCAATAAGAACAAGATTGAATATCCTAGGAATATTAATTCCAACGGATGCGACGCCATATGTTGCAATAATAATTTTGTTTTGTGTTGTAGACACTTCATCGTAGTGTTCTTTCCTTTCTAAATTTTTTGTTGACCCAGATATAAACACAGAGTCGTTCAATTTTTTGTTTAATATTTCGCCCGCGGATATTCTGTCTACTAAAATCAATGTGTTTCCTGACGTCGAAATATGTTTTATTGTATTGGCTACCCATGACATTCGGGTACTGTCCGTAGTTAGCCATTTAAGTTCTTCTGCGTATGTTTTGAATTGCGGATGATCTTGTGTTTGCAAAATATTTACATGACAGTTTGCAAGTACACCTTTGTCTTGTAATTCACTTGCTTGTATTCTGTTTGCGACCTCACCTATACTACATTTAAGTCCCATGAATTCGTAGTCTGCTTTCGGGACTGTGCCTGTCAGCCCCCAACGAATTCCACAGTGTGCGAATGGACCTGTCAACAATCTTTTCAGTACATCTGCTTTTGCCATATGTACTTCATCTATAATCACAGTTTGTATACCATCGCAAAACTCTTTGAATTCAGTGCTATGTTCGTTTTTTGCTTTCTTTTCAAGTACATTTAGACTTTGCCATGTCGCGATTGTGTTGTACCTTCCAACTTCTTTTCTATCTCCGTAATACACTCCGGTGTCTAAATTACAAGCAAGGAAGTCTTCTTCTGTCTGTGTGACAAGACTTTTGTTTGGGACAATAGTTATTGTTCTTCCATACGGTTCCACTAACTGACACAGTGCCGCTGTGATTATGGTCTTACCTGCACCTGTGGCAATCTCTTGTATGCTTTGGGGGTTTTCGATGAACTTGTTTATTGTTTCAACTTGGTAGTCTCTCAACTCTATAGGTTGTCCTGCACATGGATGTTTGTCAGGCCAATTGATGTGTGACAAGTAATTTTTATCTACGGCTTTGAATTCTAAATCGTGCTTGTGGCGTTGGTCAACAACATCTATGTAAACGCCGCCCTCATCTAGTATAGGAATGATTTGGTCAACTAGATTAAGATATGTTGTGCCACCTAATCCAAAAAACGACACTTTGCCATCCCATCTGCCAAGTTTCACTGCTGGTAGATGTCTGGCATATGGTATCTCGTATTTGAATTTGTTTGATAATCTTTTACGCCATTCGAGAGATAGATTCTCAAATTTCACATTTACTTCGTCTTTTATTACTAATTTACAACTACTCATTCTAAAGTTTTACTATAACACGATCATGCCAATCCCAACTGCTTGGCTGATAGTCACTATAATACAACTTTTTTGGAAGATTTTCAAGTAATCTTTTAAGATTGTCGGTGCCTGTCGAATAATGACCTCCACCAATGGCAACCAAAGATGCTTTTGGTTTTACCTTACTTTTGATTAACGCTCTCGGTATTCTATTACGTACGAAAATAACTTTCGTGTTATCACTTATCAATTTGAACTGTTTGCTCATCTGATGCAATTCATATAGATTCTGGAAAAATTCTTCAGGTTTTTGATTGTCAACTAGCCAATGTTTTTGATCGGAAAATTTGTCAATATCTTTTTTATACATTGGTTCCTTTATATCAAAACCCCAAGAGCAGTCATTCAAAATATCAATGTTATGAGATTTGAATACATTCAACCATTCCCAACAGTTTCGTACATCCTCCTCCATGTGAATGTCACCACTTACAGGCATTATCAAGGGAAAACAGTCAAGTTCAATAAGTCCTTTGACTACTTCGTGTTTTGCAAAAGTTTTTGAATCTATCCAAAGTATATGACTATTTTTATGTGCAATTTTTTTTGCTATCGTTGTTGTTGCTGGCACGTCGATTCCGTTTGTTTCGATGTTGAAATTTTTGAGAGCGTCCACTTGCTGTAGAGTAGGCTTGTTCTTGAAATTGTTAGTCCAGTATTCCTGGAGAGGATCAGGAGCATTGTTTAATATTATTTCTCCACCAACTAGTCTTGCTGTTGGCTTACGGTATCCCACTATTTCTTTTTTAATTTCATCATAGTCGTTCAACAGACTGTCGTCACTAAATTTAAAATCATATCTCACTGCTATCAACGTGAGATAGTATGCTGTTACGTCGGTGTGTAAAAAAGTCCATTTTTTAGCCTCACCATCATACTGTGCATACATTCCAGGTAGACCACGCTTATCTTTAACACATCTAATTAATTGTATGACTTTTTTGTTGTAAGGAAACTTCATTTCTATTCTTGTCACATTGTCGTCGCCCACAAATTTTTCTATGCTTTTGTCAAAACTTATTACTCTGAAATCGTCATCATATACAGGATTGTCCAGCAATGGCTTAATATCCATACCATTTGCCTGAAACTTTGTAAGATATCTTTTCAGTATTACCAAAGCCAAACGGCCTTGTTTTTCCGTCCATGCATATTGAGCCTCTGCCAGCGAGGTCACTGTTGCTTTGTCTTTTGGATGTGGGTGAATTTGGTTCTGTTGGGCATCTCTCCAAAAATAATCATTATATGCTAATATTTTCAATGCTTCGTTTATGGTTTTTGGTAAATCTGTGTGCATATTGTTCATGGTATTTTAGATAATTACTAGTATATTATAGCATAACTGGTAATATAGTCAACCATGAAAAAACAAAGTAAACAAAAAAGGACCAAAAAACACACACTGAAAAAGCAGTTTAAAAGGACTTTGACTGCGAAGGAAAGTGTTACTGCATTTAGACCCACGCCGGTAATAGCGGCACATTGGTTTAGAAAACTAAATCAAATGCTTTTTAACAATAGACTCAGAGGTTGTGAGATACGAATAAAAAAATTACATCACGATTGGGGCAGATGTGTTGCGGACTGGGACAACAGGCAATGTAGGAAAGGCACCTTTAATCAACGAGTCATTCCGTTCGATAAGACTGATGTATACTTCTACATAGAATTACATGCTAAATTTCCAAAATGGAAGGACTTTATAGAAACTTTGGCGCACGAGATGGTACATCTTTATCAAATGCAAGTGATAAGAGATCCTTACTCTAACCACAACAAAAACTTTTATGCATTTGTACCTAAGTTTAAGTCTGTTGGTTTAAGACTGTATCGTTAAACTCTTTATAAGAAATCACTTTACTATTTCCTAAGTCTGTTCCGGTTTGAACATAATGCAGATATTCTGGCGGGTCGTCATGCACAATAGTATAGTTTACATAAGGTCTCATCTTTAACATATCTCTAAATTGTTTCAACCATCCTTCAAAGATATGATCCCCGTGTCGCTCTCCATAACAAACAGTATCTTGGTACATGTTATTAAATTTTCCTTTGCCATACTCTCGGAAGTCATATCCTATTAGGTATATGTTTTTGTGTCCATGGACACCAGCGGTCCAAAATGCGGCATTGCCTGATATCCAGTGCGGATTGTTTGGAATAAGATGTAACATACCTTTACTAGATTTCCTATTAACTTCGAGTGCTGGTGCATAATGAATAGTGTTTAAACCAACACAGTCTTCTACCATCTGCAAGGTCATTTTTGCATCTACTGAAAAAATATAATCAGGCATGAAATCTCTGTACAGTGCATTACATCCATATGTTTGTCCTGTTGCTCTCAATGTGTTTAGGTCAAAGTCTTTACGCGAAGGTCCATTGCCGATACAGTATGCATTGCCACGTGGCACTGCCTTTACTTTATCTTCATAGAAGGCAGTTTCCTGTATACGCTTACCTTTTCTTATAATTGTGTTTACCACAACTGTTTCACCTAGGTATGAGGTCCACTCGAGTGGCTGTATCTCAATTTTTCTTCCTAGATCAATCTGTTTCATATTACCTTAAATATTTTTCTTCTAATCTTTTTTTGATTCTGGACCATGGCAATCCTGCCTCAATTTCATCTTTGAACCATTCTGTGTAACTCAGCCAGTTTGCCCAATTTATTCTGCTAGGCATAGCAGGTGTGTTTATGTCTGATATCTTTATGTTTCCAACATCGTGGCAAAGACTTGATTCCGAAACAAACACAGGTATTCCTTTGATCACTGACTCCATTGCAGGATTAGAACTATGGTTTACTACGGCCCATGTACGTTCAAGGGTGAATTTAAAGTCGGTGTCATCATATGTTTTGTAATCTCTTCTTGGTAGTCTTACCTTTACATTTTCAAAATCATTCTCTTTGAATTGAATTATATTTCTCGGGTGTGGTCGCACTAATATAGGCCTAGTTGTATACTTCCTGATTTCCCTTATCTGTTGCGTTATCCATTTTTCCATCCTTGGGAGACCTTTCCATTGTTCAGAAGCATCATGTTGACCGCAAATTACAATCATCTCCCCTGTTGGATTCCATGGACGAAGCGTGTGTTTGAAAAGTGGCCACCGTTTGTCGTCAAACGTCTGATTGGCAAAATCTGCATCTCGATTGATTCCATTGATCCCAATTTTGAAACTGTGGTTCCTTCTTAATCCGCCGACCTCTATTACTATTACAGGTAGGCCCTTACTCCTGTATTCGTTCCAAATTCTTTTGTACTGTTCCATTCTCCCCCGCCACAACACGCTCCATATCACTGCCACGTCAGCATTTGTTGACTTGTTTAATACTACTTGATCACCTGCATCTCTGACACTTTTTATAAATGCATCAAATATAGGTTTGGAATTCAAAGGTCCATATTCTGTCCAAATTTCTAGTTTCATTAGTTTCCTTGTTTCCCTTTTGCAACTTTGCTCACTATGTCCTCTGCCTGTTTCGGATCAAATTTTATACCACCAAACGGATCATAGGATTCGACATTCTGCCAATATGATTCCTGTCGGTCACCACGGAGATCACTTTTACTACTTTTACCCTTGACTTTCCTTTTGCCTTTCATGTGGTCAATGTATGCTCCCAACACGCTGTTAATGAATACGTGGTGTCCTTTTGCACCTGCACCTTTTCCTATATCTTGTCCGTCTGCCGGTGCAATACGTTTAACACACTGCCAGAATAGATAACTGTCATGCCACTCTAGTTCTTTGAATATTGTGTCATTGACATACATGTCTGTCCAATACTTCATAAATTTGTCAACTTTAGAATGCTTTGTGTTGTAGCATACCCATCCACACTCTGGATATTTCTCTCCACGTCCTAAAAAATTAACAAGTTTTGTTTCGGGCAAAAGGCCTACAACAAATTCTTTTGTTATTGTCCTGAATGTGTACGTGTCAGCATCTAGCCATAACACATAGTCTGTTCCTGCATTTTTAATTGCATGATCAACAGCAAAAGTTTTATGAGCAAATCTAACAGCGTCCCAAAGGTAAGAACCTTTTCCTTTATCGTTTTTGCCAGCTCTGGGGTCTCTCCTAACTCCTCCTGCTATCTCTGTTACCTCACCGTTCGCCACCGGATCGTCTTTGTGTCTTTCTTTGAACTTGACTAGTTCGGGATTAACTTCTTCTATGTTGATATACTTCACTTTGTTGTGTTCTAAGTCTGGTTTATCTCCTTCGTGATATGCATGAAGCATGACGTCATTGGGCCAAAAGTCAATATGACTTTGTAGCATTCTTTTAGCATACGCATTCCATCTGTTAGGCGGAAACGTTGTAACGACGGTCAATGTTTTCATTAAAGGCCCAACCTCTGTTTGAATCTTTTATACACAGTACCATCCTTAATTTCTTTTATGCTCCACATCTTGTAACCAAGATCGTTTACCCATTGTGTCCTATCAGGATATTCTGGTGTTTCTATTTTAGATAGATCTTTGTTTGCTACAGGCCAACAAATTGCAAGATCGCTCGTAACAAAGGTAGGGATTCCACGAATGCAAGAGTCGACGCTGGCAGTAGAATTGTGAGTAACAAAAGCATGACAATTATTTAAAGCCTCTTGGAAATGGAATCTATAATGCTTTTTCTCATCACCCATGAAATGTTTCTGTGTAAACTGTATCTCAACATCATCAGGCAGTTCTGCACTGCGTCCATCGATGTTTGCCACATTGTTTGGATGTGGCCTAACAATAAATTTTCTTTTAGTAAGTGGTCTCAGTTTTTCATATACGTTGTTGAACCAATCAATAGGATCGAGCTCATTCATACTCCAATTGTCTTTGGGTTGTAGTCCGAAAAGTATAGGATCATCTGGATTGGATTTCCTCCATGGCTCGTAACGTACTTTGAATTTTTTTACCATCATCTCCCAACGATCACTGGGACTGTTATCTGACAAGAAGTCGCCGTCGTTCATAGGAGTATACAACGAGACCCTAAAGTGATGGTCCGGAGATGTTGAGACGTTTCCAAAACTTGACAGCAATCCGCCATCAAATGTGATTAAAGGAATCTTTTTTGCTCTGCAGTTGTTTGCAAGTTCTCTGCGTCTTCCTTTTGTATGATGCATTTGCTTATCACCACCGTAACCAAACATTGCCGCCATGGGTGCAGTTGGTGTCATTTCACCTTCGACGGTTGGTCCTGTCATGTGCTCATTCACTATGATTGCTTCATCACCCGCGGCTTCAATGCCTTCTTTCAAATGATACAAAAGGTCATAACTGTTTCCACGCTTACGGTCTTTGACAGTTCTTCTAAATATTTCAACCTTCATTAAGCATTCTCCAAGCAGTACCGTCTGCCATTTCTTGTAGTGTCCAATTATTATACGCTAAACTTGAAAATAATGCAATCCTGTCACCATATACTGGCGTTTCTATCTTGCTGAAATCGGTTTCTGATATTGGGGCGGCCGCACTATTCACAGGGTCGCAAAATACAGGTACGCCATTGATCAAACTAGCCACCATGGTGTTAGAGTTGTATGTTACCATTGCATGATAATCATTCCAATTTATTTCACCTTTATGGACGGTCTTTGTTTCAATTTTTACTGTTGCACCAATGTGATCTTTGCCAACTATTGGGTTGTAGGGTTTCTCTCTGATGTCTATATCTCTGTCTGTGTTTTTACGTAAAGTTTTAATCGTTTTATCCAGCCAATGTGTTACTCCAAAAAAATTTGCTATTGCATTTGTTGGAGGCAGTACTAAAATCTTCTTTCCTTTTTTCCATGGTTTGATATCTTCTTTAAAATTTTCTTCATAACGATCAATTGGTCTGTTTTGCAAAACGTTCTGGCAGTGTTTATTTTTTGTTATTCTTAACCAGTGCGGGGCCACGTGAGCATTTGTGAAGTAGCCGTGATCCATAAAATAGAAAGTTTTATTTGCCTTTTCACAATCCTTGTATATCTCTCCAGACCCTGCCAGTATTCCGTACATGGTCAAATCTTCTGCAGGCAGGCCTTTCAGGTGCCGGAAATGATAAATTGTGCCCTGTCCGGATCCCTTTACAAAAGCATCGATATATCGTTGTGTCCTTGGTTTGGTCGTATGTATACCTGATAACATTATCTTCTGTTTTCCTGTATTTCAAACATCTTACGCTTGGCAACCCTATTGAACTCCGCTATGATATTAACACTTCGCCTGTGCAGTGTTGCATTCTGTCTAGCAGATACGCCGTGTACACATTTTGTTGAGTTGTTACAAAAAGCAACTAGTGTGTTTGGTTTGTATGGCACTGTCTTTACTATTTCGCCTGCCTTGTCGCCAACGGCCCTACCACCATTTTTATTAACCTCATGTATATGCTGATCTGTCTTGTGTATTTGAAATTCACCGCCTGTGCTAAGGTCATCTTTGTAAGGCAAATAAAGTAATGCCGCATAAATTTCCCTAGGATTATCGATGTGAGGAGTCCTCGAACTGAAGTCGATGGGTTTGTGCATGACAGTTTGACAGTCAGTGCCAATCCAGTCATTACCTTTATCCCAGCCTCTTGGACTTAGAGTATTTTCTAAATTTTCTATGTGTGGCACAAGATCACCAAATGCTTCTTGCATCTCTTTGTAAAAAGTTGATGATGTATGGTACTCGGTGAATTCTCTCCATATGTTGGCAACTTTTCCTGGCTTCAACATTTGATCTGCCTTAAGTCTATGGCATATCCCTGAGTCAAAAGGTTCTGTTTCCAGAAGTTGATCTTTTGGCCATTCTCTTTCGAGACTATCGTATATCTCTTGTGGCAGTGCATTCTCAATTACAAAATGAGGATATGGTTCTAAAATTAAATTTGGTTTTTTCTGTAATACTGAAATGTTCATTCTAGTTCCTCCATTATTTCGGGTATGTTAATTTTAAAATTTATCATGTCACTGAATCTCTTGATGCCTTTTGGTTTGGCGCCTTTTTCTTTTGCAATTGGCTCAACATCTGCAAGATACAATTTGTGTTTCAAATTTAAGTTGTGTGCCAGCAAAGGATAAACTTTTTTATGTATCATGTTTCTATCTTGTATTTCAATTACTTTCGTTCCAGGTTGGCACCACAACAAGTTTACTAGTCCTGCTCCATGAGCCGCAAGAATGTGTGTGGCCTCAGCAAAAGTTTTCATTTGGTCCTTAATACTTAATTTTTCTAAGATAACTGATTCCCAGCCTTTAAGTTTAAGTAGCAATTCATCTGAGTTAACCAATCTTCTAGATTTTGCACCTGGTCTTAACACTAATATTTTCCTATGTGGTTTGACCCCTTTCAAATTGAAAAGTCCTTTGAAGTGCCTTAACCAAGGAGCCAAAGGCGGAACAATAACACCGTCCTTCGAATTACTCATGCTTGGTACAATTAAATGTTTAAATTGCCAGGTCTCATCTTTAGGCATTACAACTATTTTTATATCTGGAAAAAGTTCTTTACAAACTTTTTCAAAGTAAGGACTACTGTTTGCCATTATGAAACAGTATCTGGCAAAATTTGTTGACCATCTTTTCTCTAAAAGTCTAAACTTTGAAATAACATCTATCCATATGTGCCATGGATTTCCTGTGCTCTCAGGATCTATAGGTAACCAAACATAAGTGTTATTTTCATTGAAATATTGTTTTACTGGAGGGAGTTCTATCTGCATATTGTCTGCCCATTCCGTCCACAAAGAGTGTGACTTGTTTGGTTTATATTTGCTTTTATGAGTCAATGGCCATATGTATTCTGTAATCATTTTGTTTTCTCTTGTAACAAGAATTGGGCAACTGTGAACTTTGCACTCATGAAATTCTGCCACGAATGTTGGTAAACTAGTAAAGTTTGGATCAACTGAATCATGATACGGTACAGTGTAGTTGTACTCGGGGTCAACCATTTCCCATCTGTCCAGGAAATATCTCAATGAGTTTATGTTTTTTACTGACATTTTACTAATAATTATGTTATAATACACGATTATGATTTTATTTTCGAATGGATGCAGTTTCCTTACTCCCCGTCCAAAAGATGGGGTAAAGACATTTACCACAAAAATTATTGCAGAAAACTATGACATGAAGTTAGCAAACTTGGCCATGGGAGGCAGAGGCAATACTCGGATAAGTTTTTCAACAAAAGTTTGGTGTGAACAGAACAAGGAAGAAGATATTTTCGCGGTCATTGGGTGGTCTAGTTCCGTTAGGAACGATTATGTGACCAATGACGGATGGAAGAAAGGCCGTATTCCAGGGACAGGTCTCACGTGGAGAACATGGAAGACACTAGACAACGTAAGTTTCATAAGGAATCACAAAGGTTGGGACATTGAGAATAATCTTACAATGAATTTTCTTGATAATGTTTTCAACTTACAAAATTATTTTGAACGTAAGCGAATACCCTATGTGATGTACAACTCATTGCCTAATAATTTTGGCAACGGAACAGAAGACTTCAATACAATTAGAAATGCACTAAACATGGACAGATTTTTCAGTCCAGCAGTAAGCCAACTTGAATTTGTGTCGGACAAAAATTTAATCGTAAGTCAAAATGATCCACATCCGTCTGCAGAAGGACATAGGCAGTGGGCAATACAACTACAAGAATTTATAGATGCTAACAATTTACGCACCATTTAATAATAAAAAAAGCAAAGCATACGAAGTATTTGACGGTGTTGAAAAATCATGGCCCGAACAAACAAAAATGTTGAACAACCAAGTGGAAACAGAGCCTGTGCCAAATTCTATGTTTTGGGGATTTGTTGGCAACAACATGGGAATGGTAAAAAAACTTGAGGCACGTAAACATCAGTTTTGGTTTACAGACACTCCATATTTTGGAAGATTTGATAATAATAATTTGAAACCAGATAATCATTATTGGCGTATATGTAAAAATGGGATACATGCCCAGTATTTGAAAATGTGCAAGTCAGATAGATTTGATAAATTTGGCATTAGTATTAAAGCGCCTGACTTTAAAGGCAGTTACATTTTGGTGTGTCCCAGTTCAGCAGGTATACACAACTATATTGACCAGCCAAACTGGACTCGCGAGACAGTTGAAAAAATAAAGAGATACACAGACAGACCTATTAAAATACGACATAAGCCGAGAGGCAGGGGAACATCAGGACCAAGCGAAGCGACTGTGCCCCTATCCGAGGACCTTAAGGATGCCTGGGTAGTTGTAACAAGTTGTTCCATAGCGGCGGTTGAAGCACAATGTATGGGAGTTCCGGTCATATGTGATGAGAAAAGTTTTGCCAAGGAAGTAGGAGCACAGGGATTTGCCGACATAGAAAATCCATATTTTGTTGGCTGTGAGGATTGGCTCTACAGCCTTGCATACCAGCAGTTCACACCAGAAGAAATAGCCAACGGCAAAGCAGTAGAAATATTGATGGATAAAAATCTGCTATGAGTATTGAACAACTATCAAATGGCTTATGGGTACCATCAAATGATGCACAAATAGAACAGTGGCGTGAAAAAGGTTATCCACATATGCAGGATACTTGTCTTAAGAAATTAGTAGAGTGGTGCAAGACTAATGATAAGAAATTCAATCTTATAGTTGATGTGGGTGCATGGTGCGGCACTTGGACGTTGTCTATGTTAAAATATGCAAAAAATATCCATTGCTATGAACCTAATAATTTACATTATGGATGCCTTACAAGAAACATTAATAGTTACAGTAATGTCGAATCGTATAATCAAGCAGTAGGCAACAAAGATGGGTATGTAAAACTTACAGAAGAAATTGCTACTCAAAATACTAGAGTTTTACTAGAAAACGGTGAAACAAAAATAAACAAGTTAGATTCTTTAGGATATAAGCATGTAGATTTCATTAAAATAGATGTTGAAGGACTGGAGATGGAAGTACTCAAGGGTGCGGCCAATACCCTAGAAAATGTTGAATATTTGATGATAGAATTAAATGGCAATAGTGAAAGATATGGCAGTAGTAAAAAAGATATTAAGGAACATTTAAAGGTATTAGGATTCAAAATATTGATTAAGTCTTGGCCAGACATTGTATACATAAAAGCATGATGTACGAATACTTGAAAAAAATCAAAGTAGAAAAAGATTTCACACCCATCAGAGTTTTGGATATAGGTGCAAACATCGGGCACTGGACCAAAAGTGTCAAAGAAATTTGGCCTGATGCTGGATATACCTGCATAGAAGCAGGGCAAAAATATGAAAAGCATCTAAAGGAGATATGCCATGAATGTTACATCGCAGTGCTTGGTGATAGCAACAAGGAAGTCAAAATGTATCTGCGTGAAATAGATAAGGGAAATAAAAAGAAGATTACGTACACAAAAGGATCCACAGTATTTGGAATTTTCAAAGATTTTGAGATTAGGCAAATGCAGACTTTGGATGAATTGGTTGGTAAGGATGCACAGTTTGATTTGATAAAACAAGATGTGCAAGGTGCCGAGATTATGATAATGAATGGTGCTCCAGATATATTTGCACGTGCAAAGTATGTGATTCAAGAAGTAAATTTACATAAGAATAAACATTTTTTAGATATGCCGTCGGAAAACGAAATGGATGAGTACATGTTTCAACTAGGTTTTAATCACAGTGAAGTTATTGAACAAAAAGAAAATTCCGATCAAATAGATAAAATATATTTTTGATTTATGAACTGAAAAGATTTATAAGTTCTTTCTTCCAGTCGTCCCCATATTCACAATCACGATAGCCATCAAACCAAGGACCACCTTCTGTGTAGTGTAATATTTTTGGAGAGCCGTCTCTAGGTTCTTTGTACCAACCCACTAGCCAGTTATATTCTAAAGGTAATGATCCAATCTCGTTGTCATCGAGCCAACTGAACCTGTGTAGAAATTTTGGTGATTCTTCATTTAGTAATTCTGGAGTTAATATTTTATTTTTAGGATGTTCACAGTTCCAAATAACCATGCTTGACCAGTTTTTCCTAGGGTAAACAGTTTGGACCTGTCCGTCCATTTTTGTGGTTTCTTTTGGTGTGTAGTCATGTTGTACAACTACAACTGCTTTGGAGTTGTCGCAGTACTTTACAAGTTCGTGAGATGGTATCTTCCAAAGGAAATCACAGTCGCAAAATACTGCCCACCCTTTGAAGTCGTTAAGATACGGAACAAAGAATCTCGTAAAAGTAAATTCTGTTGATGCCAGTTTATCCACAGGTCTTGTGTACAGACCTTGGTCTCGCATCTGTTTTTGTTTAAGAGGTATTACTTCAGCAGATGGATCTCTTCTCTTGATGCTGTGTTCACATACTTGATATGCTATGTCTTCTCTGCTGTCGTGTCCAACGTATATTTTCATTTTCTTCCTGATACAAGTTGATGTATTTCTTGCCAATTATTTACTCTGGTGATATCAGGATGTTCAAAATCTCGATTGTATGGATGGTCTATTAATATAGTCTTTAAACCGTATTTGAGCCCGGTTATAGCGTTCTTAGGCTTATCCTCGACCCAATACAGTCCGGTGTTGTGAAACTCCGCCAATGCTGAATCTTTGTCCGCTCCTGTTTCTAGAATATGGTAATTTGTGAAGATGTGATGTCCAAAAAGTTCACCTAATCTTTTCTTCCTGACAGTCTGTGCGGGTATGTCAGAAGTCTGAGATGTGATCGGAATAAATGTCCAACCTTCTGCGGCCAATAACTTTACCCAGGTCTGTGAATCGGGCATAGGGCACTGCGTGGCCATCCAAGCACTTTTATTGAATTCACGTATCTCTTTTCGTATTTCAGGAATGGTAAGACCAAAACGTTCCGCCATTTCATAGGTGTTCTCTTTGTTGGGCAACAGTTTGTAAGGATATACCCTTTCTTCATTTTCGGTGTAGTATGAACGCTGTAACATCCAATCTGTGAAATGTTTTTCCCATTCCAACAAAACGCCATCGACGTCTGTAAGTATTATTCTATTATTTGATATCGGCATCTTCCATTCCCGCTACTCTCAGTTTTACAATGTTTGTTATTTGCCATTGTTTCTGATCTAGACCTTTGGTGATACCTAAGTATTGATTTCTAATTAATGCAAAGTCATTTACAATTTTTGTCAAATCAACAACATCATCTTCACCGTCTACGTATTTTTCAGCATCTCTACTAGACAATGCCCTGTTGTAATTTTCTAAGAATTTTTTAAATGTTTTAGATCGAAGACGTCTTAATTCTATATTTAGGTATTCAAGTATTGCCTCTAGTTGTTGTAGTTGTCCAAATCTTTCTTCGACTATCCCGGGAAGTGCCGCACTTGCTCTTTCAAGATTTCCATATATCTTACACTGCTTCTTTGCTTCTAGTAATTCTTTGTCAAAAAATGCTATACAATCTGGAATTTTATTTAGGTTCCTACTTACTTCGTTGTACCAGTTTATCATTCATCCTCACCGTACGTTTCTTCTTCGTCGTCTTCGAACACGGTATTGATCGCTTCTTCTAGTTTTGGATCGTATTCTGCTGATGCTTTTATTTCGTCATGTTCCACACCTATGTCTTCTAGGCTTTTAATGAAGTCGATAGCCATGTCTAACTTTTGTCTTTCAGGGACGTAATGTATTATCGAACTCCAGAGTCGTTCTATATCTTCGTGTGTGAAATCTACCATCTTATTCTTTGTTCTGTTCTGTTGATTCGGCAGGCATAATTTCTTTAAAGTCGGCCATTATCATATCTAATTTATCACCTGTCCAGGCTTTCCTAAACTCTATGTGTTCTTTTCCTTTGGAATCTATGTATTTCAATCGGTTTCCTGTTTGTACTAGTAACCCTTTTTTTTCAAACAAGTCAACCAGTCCACTGTAAGGATCCATGCCCGTATCGTAAGGAATTTTTACTTGTACACCTTCGAACGGTTTTGCATATCTTGTTTTCATTACTTTACAAGCGGCTCTTATACCTCTGACGTCGCTTACTTTGTTTCCTTTTTCATCTTCTTTTAGTTTTAATTTTTTCATCGCAACAACAATGCTTGACGCATATATAAATCCTTGCCCGCCTGATATTTTGTCATCCGGGTCAAACATATCTTGCGATGCGTATGTGTGGTTGGTTGCTATGAGTCCTACATTCCAACTGCCAAACATGTTCACACAGTTTCTTACAAGTGCTGTTAAGGCTTTAGGTTTTCTACCCAAGTCACCTTTCATTTCACCTGCTTCGAACTGATTTACATCTGTTGGTGTTAGTAACATACCTAGACTGTCTATTACGAACAGCACTTTAGGTGCACCTTCTTTGTTGTCTGCGTGTTGATCTTTATAACCTTTCATAAACTCAGAAACAGTTTTGGCTACATCATCGACCATTGACATACTTAATTTCATAAGTTTGTCCTCTGATGTATCCACATTCAACGCCTGTAACCATTGTTCGTCTAAAGCATTTTCAGTATCAATTAGTATAACAAATATACCTTGGTCCTGTGCGTTCTTAATTATGTTGCCTGATGCAATGTAAGATTTACCTGCACCAGACTCACCGGCAAGTACTGTAACCTTGCCTAGGGGAATACCTTTATTGAAATCACTTGTCATCAAATAGTTTAATGCGTAATTGCCTGTTGAAATCCAATCAGTTGGGTCGCTGAATCCTATGCCTAGTCCTTGTATAGATTTGGTTATGCTTTTTCTAAATTTTGTTGCGTCGAATACTTTTGTCATTTTTCAGTTCCTTTCTATTATTATATTTGCCTTACTGTCTTTTGTCAAATGTTCTGTGTTAATTGTGTTTACTTTACCAATTGGTAGCACTCCGATGCCAAGTTTTTTATCAAATGCATCTACATTATTTTCACCACACCAGTCTAAGAATCCTTGTTCAAATATATTTGGGTTGTTACATAGTGATATTTTTATATCAGCACCTATGTAATGATTATTTTTTACTGCATTATAGTCTATTGGTAAATTATCATGCCAAAGATCTATAAAAGTTTTTCCAAGTTCGTTGTAAGCGAGATAGACTTCGTTTTCCTTCATATCAAATTGTATCAGGTCATATTCGTTGGGTAGAAGTTTCACACGTGGCAATGTTTTTCTTGCTTTTGTCCATTGTATAGGAAATGTGTTAATATTCTTGTTATCCGATCCATGTTCTAATGCATGAACACAGAAATTTAAATCTCTCACGCTTTCCTTTACACTATTTGGTGCTATTTTCATTAATTTGGTTGGGTTATCGAACTCACCTGATAATTTTTCAAAAGCAATATGTAAACTGTTATAAAAATCTTGATCATCCCAATCTAGTGTTTCCGGTACTTTTATAAAGTCTTTCTTTATAAATTCATTAATATTTTTTATTGCATTAAGCAGTATTTCTTTTACCTCGGACTTTGGTCTAAGATGGAAAAATGATCTCTTATGATCAATGTCCTCTCCGTCGCCCACATAAATGTTTTGAATAAGTTTTTTCCATTTGTGGGCGACAGAGTGATTGTAAAGGTCTATACGAAATGCTTGTTTACCGTCGATTTCGTATAACATCTGTCAGATTATTTTGCTTGTCTTGACCTAATCAACTTCAAGATGTCTTCTGCTCTCTTGGCACTGTCTCCTGCAGGAGCCGTGGCCGCCGCTGGTTGTGGTGCTGGCGCTGATTCAGTTACAGGTGCCGCTGTTGGAGCCGCCTCTGTGACCGGAGCCGCCGGAGCCGATGCAGTTGGTACAGACGTTTGTGGTCTAGCCTGATAAGCCATTCCTGCCGGTCTGAAATACTGTCCGTACTGCTCAAGATCATAAGCCTCTCCATCCACAGATTTTTCAAATAATTCTTTAATTATTTTTACTTCTGCTTCGGTTGGTTCTTTTGGTCTGAAGTCACCTAGGTTGTGTAAACCATGCGTGTCGATTGCGGCCCTCTCTGCCTCATCTAATGCACGTTCTCTTCTTGACCATTTTGATGTTGAGTAGTCAGCGTATCCACCTTTAGTTGTTTTAGTAATTCTAAAGTCAACACCCTTAACGTAATCAGTTGGCATTTCTTCCATCTCTGGATCCATCAATGCACTTCTGATGATGTTAAAGATCTGAGGTCCGATTATGAATCTTCTGATCGGATTCTCAGGTTGTGTGTCCTCTGCTAGTGGATTTGTTGTTACAAACCCTTGGAAAATGTAACTTTTCTTTTTCCAATATTTCCTGCCCATGTCTTCCATGCTCTTGTCTTTGAACCATGGTCTAACTTCTGTTAGGACCGGACAAGTCTTTCCATACATCTCCATGCATGGTACTTGCACCGTTACCGGTCTTGAATCAGTCTGACCCTTTATACCTGCGAAAGGTAGTTTGATCATGTTTCTTTCAGTCCAAAAGAAAGTGTTGTTTGTGTCCTTATCAGGTAAGAACCTAACAACTGCTTCCGAGCCTTCTGATATGTTCCAGTGTGGGTAAATGGCGTTGTCTCCGCCTGTTGATGAAGTGGAGCGATTCACTTCTTGAGATTTTAACTTCGCTCTTATTTCAGCCAATGATGCCATAATGTAAGCCTCCTATTTTGCCTATGTTTGTTTGTGCCTAAATGTATATTAGAC